TCGCTGAACGCACAGGCGCAGTTGGATCACGCAGATCATTGAACAGACTCTTCTTGATTGATGCTTGCAAGTCTTGAACTTCAAACTGCACCAGACTGAGATTAGCACCTGTATCCAATCGCTGAATTGATGGGTTAGAGGAATTGTTCGACCCGACAGGTATGACAACGCCCGGACTAATCGAGATGTTATAGGGGTTAGTAACACCATCATCCGTAGCTGTATACATACCCGCCAGGTCAATAGCGGCTTTCTGCAGGACAAATTCTTTTATCTTATTGAGTGAGCGCACATCAGGTAATGATTGCAATGCCGGGCCGCGGCCTCGTATCTCACCAGACACCTTTGAATAACGGCCTGTCACCCAGGGACTCGATGGCCCGAAGTCTTCCTTCCAACTGATGCGATCCTCCGACTTGACCCACACACAGCCGTAATACGTTTTAGTCTGGGGGATATACACCACGCCCTCACTGACATCAATTTCGCTATCCGGGGCAGTCTTGATCTGATCTTGTATGGATTGGCTAGGCTTGAATCCTACCCACATCCTTTCAAGATTGCGGGCCTTGACTTTAAACCTACGCCAGTGCGTTTCGATTGTGCCAAACGGCCCCTCTTCAAACGCAATACCTTTCTGCGGGATCGCATTAAAAACGATCGGCATATTGTCATCATCATCCTCGTCTATTCGTAATGTGCCTGTGCCTATCAATAGATCAAGTGCATGCTCATAAAACTGAGTCGCAAAGTTTGACCGATTGATATAATCAAATGTGATCTCTGCTTGCTTCTCCAGGTTATCGCGTATGTCCTCTTCGCTGACATCAAACTCGCCTGTATCCAATAACATCTGGATCATGTTCGATGGTTGAAAGGTTGCCCACCGCGCCCAGATCGGGGCCACATTCTCTTGGAGCTTCGATGCGCCCTGCTGTATTGCCTCTAATGCCGTACTATCAAAGATGCGCTCCATCTTCTTCTGACCGGGTTTGTTATCGTTAAACAAGTTTCGGTTAGGCAGGAAGTATTCGTAGGCATCATCTAGCTGATCACGCCACATCGCCATGCGCTCAAACGCTTTAGCTTCTCGCGTCTTCAGATCGTTTAACGTGCCTAGCTCTTTGGGCAATTCCATTATCCGATGCTCCGACCACCACCGCCCCCGCCAGTAAACCGACTGGGGATCATGGAGCCGTAATTGTTTCTGCCAGGATTCGGGTTAAAGGTTGTCTTAGCTTTTGGCCCACCTTTCGCCAGCAGCGACATATTGCCAGCCGCACCACGCTTGCCAGCCTTCTCCCGCTTTTGCTTTTCCTCCATCTCCTCATCGAGCATCGCTTGATTCGCACGTTGAGCAGCTAACTCCATTGCAGACGGCTCTGGCGGTTTAGGTGCTTTCGGTTTTAAAAATCCCATTGCGCTTCTCCAAATATTTGTAGAGCTGATAAGGCGTAATAATGAACGGATTTGAAATGCCGAGTATTTGCTTGGTATGACCCACGCAAGTATTTAGCATGAATAATCCCTTCTTACTGTCCTCTGATTCAACCCGCATTAAATAACCTTCTTCGATTATCTCATTTATTTTTGAAAGTGTATACAGCTCAACGCCAATTGTATTTCTCGCATAAATAATGAAGTGCTGGCGGTATGCTTTGATGACAAAACAATGCTTGATACCTTTCTTGAGAAACGGACTCCACCAGTGCTTTTGCGTATCAGTAAAGCATACATGATAGACCTCACCACACATTAACAGCTAACTTCGCCTGATGGACTTTAGGCCGTATCCCTGCCGCCATCGTTTCCGTCCAGCCAAGAGCCAACGTCTGCAATGCATCAGCACCATGACTTGCCCAATCATGCACTGGGTTATCACGAAAGCAATTGTGTTTAGCATCCCATTCCCGGTGGTAACTGCCCAAGCAGTTCAAACCATGCTCACACCGATCCTCATCAATCCACAGCCGGGGAAAGATTCTTCGGGTTGCCTGTATGCCTTCAGCCTTCTTAGCTGGACGCTGAACCGTTCTAAAGGTTAACCCCATATCCCTAGCGGTTTCCTTTCTGCTGCGCCCGGTGGTCAATTCCCGTACTTCAATATCATGCGGAGCCAAATGCGTCCCAAACATAACCCAGTGCTTGGTGGCGTAATTGTTGAGCCATTGGATGTAATGCTCCATCCCCTTGCCAGAGTTCTCGTAATAGTCAATCAGCCTCAGTTCTTTACCAAATGATTGCAGCAACCAGATGCACATATTGTCGGATATACCCAGGTCCCACGCTGTATGCACAGGCAATGAGTGTTCAATCGGGAGCTTACAAATGCGCTTCTGTTCTTTTGCAATGGCGATCTGATCCGCGAAGTATGCGCCCGGTATTAACGCTTCAAACGATCCATAATATTCTTGCTGAAGTATTGCCTCTTCAACACCTTCTTGGCGTTCTTTCTCGATGACATCCAATGAGATGACAGGCGTACCATCCTCCCGCTGCGTGTCCATTACCGATAAGTTTTCAGTAAACCACCCCTCCGCTTTCTTTGCCATGTTGAACAAGGTATACCCGTGATTCTTGCCCCTGGGCGTATAGATGAATATGGCCCAACCGTTGTTCTCTGCAAGCATTGGCCTGATGTAGTTCCACGCATTCGGATCACACAAACTCCACTCTGAGAAGATCACACCCACCGGGTTAGAGCCTACCAACGCATCATAGTTATCAGAACCGCATAGCTGCCAGGTTGAACCGTTCACCATTTCAATCTGCATTTCCTGAGTAGACGTTCTCGCCCTGACTTCCTCCGGGAATACTTGATCAAGTATCTTGCGCCCTTCACCATCAATGCCTGACCAGATAGCTCGTCTTGCTTGCGTTTGTTTGGGGAATAGATGCCAGTAGTTGCCCACCCGGCTGAAGGATTGTTTAGCAGTAAAGTTTAGACTAGCAGAATCCTTCCCGGCTCTTCGATGCCATACCAGGCACGCTCGTTTAACGCCTTTGTCCATTGCCTCAAAGAATGGCAACTGATGTGGCCTGGGGTTCCAGTTATTCGGTATTGTTATCTGCATACTGCACTAGATTAATTTGCAGCGGCTCACCACCCTCACCCGTATGCTCCACAGCTTTTAAACGCGGCTCAGTGTACTCAGCAATCCGATCCCATGCTTTGCTGGCTCTCTCCAGGTCAAGTATGTCATCAGACTTTTCAGCGATCTCATTCATGCGATGTGCGTTCTTCGCAGCCGACATGATTGGATGAAAATCATCGCCATACATTTCCCGCAACCTGGACAACAAGAATTTCTTATTGCGATTACTGCTACCTATGGGTCTCGACATAGTTTTTTACTCTCAACTCTTTGACCATGCTTGTGATTTCAATCAGCATTTTGGTCTCAAATCGCTTAACGCATTTAACTCACTGAATTTGTTTTTTTCATAGCCGCCTTCAGTTTGGTTCCACACTTCTTGGTTCAATATAAACTGGAGTTCTTGCTGATTTACTTCTTCACCAAAATCGTCATGAACAACAACCTTTTCCAAACAAATAGCCCTTGACTCTAAGCACTTGTCCTCACCGCTAACACCATCCCGCGAAGAACTATATGAAGCGTGAAAAAGGGGATCATCGCTTGCGTCATCGCTTGCGTCACTGACTTCCTTTTTTCTAAAAATTCTGTCATACCCTTCCTCAAAGTTCTTACGAGACAATGCTGTGCTTGTTCGCGCATGATATCCCTTACCCCCATGCGTCCACTCCGGGAAGTGCCTTTCTTGGTCTTCCTTCGATAGCGATGCTCTGTGATCTGTAAACCTCGGCATTTTATAACCTTTTTAAAATAACGTATTTACTCGTATAAGTTTATCAGCACCAGGACTCAAGAGCCATCATAAGAGCAACCAGCAGTGCAAGTCTCGTCAATAGTGATTCTTGACACAGGCACTGAAGATGACATTCGCTCAAAGATATAAACTGCAAGATTCTCAACGGTAGGATTTTCAAGACCCGGTACTTCGTTTAAATAACGATGATCTAAATCCTCATAAATTGGCTCAAACGCTTTTTCAATTTCGTAATAATCAATTACAAAACCTGTTGTTGGATTAACTTCACCACTACACCAGATCGCCATTCGATAAGTGTGTCCATGCAATCGTCTACACTTATGCCCTTCTGGCACGTTAGGCAAAAAATGCGCGCAGTCAATAGACACCTTGTAATAAATATCCATCATTGGCCCATGTCCAAGTAAGTTTTATAGGCAAAATAGCCCACTGCCACACACACTAATATCCAAAATAACTCACTCAAAATAAACTCCCTTGATTAAATTCTTGCCATCGTTGAGCGCCTGGATGAATCTCAATCCGTTCTGCTATAACCGCTGCTCGCAAAGACCTGGACGCTGGTACATACTGACCAAATCTGGCGATTGATCCAGAATTTACCGCAACATTTGTGCTATCTGCAGATGTGAGGGGAAGTCTTGTAAAAATATCGGGATTGAGCATCCTCAAACCGTGCAATCGACATTTCGGTCTGCCAGCTTTGTTGCAAGCAACTTGCATGATTTTACTCATGGTTGCCCACCAAGATTGTGAATTAGGCTCTGCATCAGAGCTTGATCCAAGAGCTACTGTTCTGAAGTTGTTAACTAAATAATCGAGATAATCTAATGTTTCGTTGAAATGAAATACCGGCACACCCTCAACATCACTTCCGGTTCTAAGCCACCTTGTGACTAAATTTATGTTGTCATCCTCAGTGCCAGCAATTTTGTCTGGGATTATGCAAAAATCCAATCTGGGATGATTAGCCCACGTTTGAACAAACGCATGATATCCACTGAAATCAACTTCACCTTTGCCCGATTTCCAGAAGCTAAACGCTCCGTTGTCAATGATGAACGATGAACTTAATTGTGCTACCGATTCTATTTGATCTGGATGGTGGTAAGAGACCAAAAGGTGGCGGTTAGGAAGGAATCGTTGAACTTCATCAATCGTCCCGCCTATTGGACATCCGTGAAATTTAACCATTATTTAACACCAAGACTCAAACTCCACTCGTCCAATCTCGCCAGCCTGTCTAGCTTGTAACATCAACTTATGCTGCTCCCGGTAATGCTTCGCCACTTGCTTTTGATCTCGCTTGATTTGACGGCCCCATTTAGTGTCAAGTGAGAGTTCTAACAATAATTCATATTCTTGCTCGCCCATCTGGTTAACCACCCACCGGGTGAACTCATGCGGGTTTGAACCAAGATGTCTATGGCAGCCAAAACAATGCGCCCAAGCATTCCCCCCATTTAGGCGAGTGGACCATTTCCCACGCGAATGATAGTGACTGCAATGCAATCCCATTCTTTTATCTTCGGGGTAATACTTGCCGCATCTTTCACAGCACCAGGCATTTCGTTCTCTAACACACAAACTAAACGCTTTATCTGATGCAAATATTTTAATCGTCATCTGGTTTACCACAATACGGACAGCACTGAATCACCTGTTCTGGCATAAAATCAATTGAGAGTTTCGTCAGATCGTCAATCAATTCGTCAATGAGTTCTTGTTCACTCATGCTGCCAACCCGTATATTTCTGGATCAGTTAACTTGTATTTGCGACTCATTTTGTTTTGAAACATCGTTAGAAACCGAGTCATCTGTTTGACCGACATCAGAGAGGTTGCCGGAAAAAAAACTAACAACTCATCACATTGAGATTCATAAGTTGGAAAAGATTGAATGGCTTTCTCCCAAGCGGCTGCAAACACCGGGTCATCCACCACCAAGATCGGCACAGCAAAATGGTGCTTCGCCCTGCACTTAACTTCTTGTGGCGTGTATTCTTTTCCCTGGTCAGCGACTTCCTGATACCATTTATGCGCCAATCTGTTCTGCGCTTGCTTGCGGTTATCAAACTTTGTGAAATATTCAAACGTCACTCGCTGATTTTCTTCACACAATTTAGAGGCATGAGCCAAAAACTCATCGCGTGTTCTACTATTTGTGACTGTCCAGAACTCGCCCATTCAAGACGCTCCACGCTTTAGCTGTTGTTTGTGGGACAACTCCGTTCCCCAAGAGCCTAATTCTGTCCACCCTGTCGGCACACCCATCAACCACTCGACCCACGTTGGGTTCAAATGCCCAGTGCATTGTTTTCTCCCACCCGCTTGATTCACTACCACAGTCGTTAGTGATTCCTGAGTTCCCTTCTTCGTTGGATCGCTCCGATCTTGATAGCCTAGTCTCGCTTCGTGGGCTGACGGTGTTGGAAACTTGACCACATCGCATAATCTCGCCCCATACCAAGGACTGGCTGGATCGCTGCTGTACTTCGACCTCCACATCCCGTTCACTAGTTCCACTGGATACCCTGTCGTTTTCGCATCGAAAGCTGTCGGTGTAGGCCAGTTCTTCACTGCCGTTGCCAATCCGTCCCCACTGGTCTTGCTCAGTCCCTTCTGATTGTAGTTGCCGTGAACCGTCACTGTGGGCCAGGATAAAGATTCTTTTTCTCTGATGTGGTGCGCCAACTTCAGACGCGCTGAAAAGTCCCCACGTTGTTGAGTAACCGAGTCCTGCCAAATCTTCAAGCACATCTCTGAGTCCGAGGCTAATGTGTCCTTCGACGTTCTCGAAGAAGCACCGAACAGGTCTAATTGTTGCGATGTGTTCTCTGATGATAGGCCATAGATGTCTTGGATCGTCTTCTCCCTGCCGCCTTCCTGCTGCACTGAATGGTTGACATGGATACCCGGCAGTGAGGACATCAACTTTGTCTCTAAAGATTTGTGCTGGGAAGGTTTTAAGATTCGACCAGATAGGTGCTGGAACCAACTTGTTGTCTTCCATCTTTGCAACCAGGTTCGCAATGGCGAAGGACTCGATCTCCACATAAGCGATTGCTCGATGTTCAAACCCGGCAAGCTCAAATCCTCTTTCGATTCCAGCATATCCGCTGCAAAATGAGAGGACAGAGGGTAGTTTTTCGGAAAAATCCACATTAATCATCGCCATTCATAATTTCTCTGAGCTTCGCTATCTGCTCGTCAATAAACTCATCCGATAGCTCATCATGCTTTTGTTCAATGTATGTTTGGTGCAATGCTTTTCGATTGCCCTTGATTAACTCTTTCATCCGAGCAATGTTTGGCAAGAACTGATCTTTATCAACTGCTTCAGATGCCGCCTCCCGGATAGCAGAGGCCGGATACTTTTCTAACTTCGATGCCCACATTTTTTTGACGTACTTCTCATCATCCGATGCGTAGGCAGCACGGTATTGGTTCTCCCAGTTAAGACGAAACAA